AGTTCCCTGTGGACCTGTGTCTCCTTTAGAGACCCAAACTTCCCACCAGTCTGTGTCGGTTGGTAAATGATTAAGATTTGTATCTTGTTTTGAAATATATGAAGTTCCTAAGTAAGAAACAGCATCATCTGTTATATAGGTAGTCGCATCACTCCATTCACCTTTCCAATCTACTCCTGCTCCTGCTATACCGGTATTACCTTGAAACCCTTGGTTGCCCTGTGGTCCCGCATTACCTTGTGTCCCCTGATTTCCCTGACTTCCGGTCTCACCTGTATTTCCTTGATAACCTTGATAACCCCTTACTCCTTGATTACCTTGCGTTCCAGTCTCACCTATATTACCTTGGTTTCCTTGTGAACCAGTCTCACCAGTATTGCCTTGGTAACCTTGATTTCCCTGAGGTCCAGTACTTCCGGTTTCTCCTTGAAATCCTTGTGTGCCTGTTTCTCCAGTTTCTCCTTGATAGCCCTGATTACCCTGTGAACCTGTTTCTCCTATGGTTCCTTGAGTTCCTTGATAACCTTGATTTCCAGTATCTCCTTTTACTCCTTGATTGCCTTGAAAACCCTGTGTTCCTGTTTCTCCTTGAGAACCCGTTGCACCTTGAGAACCTTGAGAACCGGTTTCTCCTACTTCTCCTTGGTTTCCTTGATAACCTTGATAACCACGATTTCCCTGTGTGCCCTGTGAGCCCTGAGAACCCGTAGCACCAGTTGTTCCTTGATTACCTTGAGTTCCTTGACTGCCGGTATTTCCTTGATTGCCTTGATTTCCTTGAGTGCCTTGAGTACCCTGACTACCTTGAGTTCCAGTATTACCCTGATTTCCCTGACTACCTTGGTTCCCTTGTGTTCCTTGTGTGCCTTGTGTACCTTGTGTTCCTTGATAACCCTGATTTCCCATTGCGGCAAGTAATTGCCATTTTGTATCATCTGTTGGTAAGGTCCCAGCTACCGCATCAACATACATTACATAAGATGAACCATTATAAGAAACCGCATCTCCTACAGCATAGTCTGTTTCATCACTCCATGCACCCTTATCAACCAATCCACCAGTTACAACTGCTTGTATAAGATTGTTTAAGTGTAGATTTGACCTAAAGCTACCCATATTTAGAATGCCTGACTATATGTTCCATAGGTTAAAGTTGCCCTATTGGTCCATGCGTCCGAATAACTTGTATTAGAAGGATTATTTGTTTTAGTTGCAAAGCGATTTGAGGTTATGTTTCCTGATATTGAGATTTTAACAATCTGCCAAGTTCCACCAGCATCTTCTAAGCCCTCATAAAATAAAGTAGATGATGATTTATCTACATCATTGGTTCCAAAGTGTGAAAGGGCATCTGTTGTTATACGTTTCATTACATTATTAACTGAATCAAATCCTAGCAATTCAAATGCTAAGACTCCAAAGTCCTCATCAAATGACCAATTTTGTAAATACTGTTCTGTATCTACGTTTGATTTTTTCCTTAAACTTGGTGAATCTGCCATAATTATATTCCGTATTTAACTCCATAGCGTTCAATATGTTCTGTTTTTTTTAAGAACTCTAAATACGCAGATATTTTTGCTACTTTCATAACAGTTCTATCTGTTTCTTTAATTCCCGCTATTTTTTCATATTCTTTTAACTTTATCTTTACGGCTTTAACCGTATTATCAATTTTCCCAGTTTCTACTAGATGTCTAAAGAATCCGTCTATTATTTTTACTTCTTCTTCAAACAAATCTGGGTCGTTCCAGTGTTCTCCTAAATTATAATAATCTACTGGAAATGGGTGTTTGATTTCACCCTCATATTCTGTATAGGGAACCTCAACATTTGTAGTTCCTGCAATTTGTCCTTCCCTTACCTCTGACTTAGCAGGGGCGGTGGGAGTCTGCTGAACTGGTTCTCTAAAAATTGTACTATCTGACATTTTTATTTATTTTGATAACGCTCATGTTTTTCTACCCACTTATTTATATCTTTTACATTCTCACTGTTTCCAGCTCTAAACTCCTTAATTAAGCGTTGTCTCATATCACGAACATGTGGGGGTTCATTGGAAATCCTGTGGGCGATTTCTCTTATCTCCCTTCTTTTCTCTGGGGGCACTTTATTAATAATGCTTCTCAGATACTCCAAATCGTGTTTTCTGTCTGATGTAATCATATTTAATGTCTGGAGACCGCTCAGAATCTCCAGCATATCAAATATCTATCAGGCCGCCGAAATGAGTACTTGAATCCAGTTTTCGTTCAAGACTTTTACTGCATAGACTCCAACCCATGAAGCAAGTGAATACCTGCCTGTTGGATTGTTTGAATCTACACCTGTGGTAAGTACTAGTTTAGGTTTGTCACCTTCTAGGTCATACACACCAAAAGCCTCAGCACCATGAATAAACGAGTATTGCGATGAAGCAAGACTGTTTACTGTGGCTGTTTTTGGATTCTTACTCAAGAGAAATCTGACTTGATACAGTTCACCCATCTCTCCTCTGTAAAGGTCTTTTACATCAGAGTAGGTTTTAGCATTAATCCAAGTTGAATCACCCAATAATTGAGCTTTTACAACAGGACCAACCTTACCCAAGAACATTCCGTCTGGATAAGTTATAGCTTTTTGAACCTCAAGATTCTTTACAGACGCTTTAATGTCTGCAGCATCAAACGTGTCTGTTGATGCGAAATCGGAAGTAGCTGCTTTTGCGTTAGCATACACAGTTGTTCCGTTTAGAAGCTCGGTTCTAACTAACTGGTCAAGGGATTCTCCCATGTTTTGTCCTAATACCGCTATTTTTTCCCTATTATTTACATCAATTGATGTAAGTGTAAGGAATTTTGACATCTTAATGGTGTTTCCATATTCTGCGAGTGTTACTGAAACAGATGCTCCAGTAAGTGAAACCTCAGCAGGATTGGACCCTTCCGTTAAAGATGCTGTGATAATAGAAAGAGGACTAAATCTGTTGAAAACAACAGTTTTACCCTCATTACTTGCATGGGTTCTCTTTTGTCCACCCTGTTCGTATATAAGTTCATATTCTGCTCTTGCGAGGAATACTTTCTCATAATATGTGGACATTTGAGCTGACAACGCTGTCGTGTCGTGCAAATATGCCATATCCTTGATTGTTTAACTTCTCAAGCAATTAATAGACTTTTCCCAATTTCTCTTCCATCTCTGGAATAGACAAGTCTTCAAACGGTTTCTCACCTGGTTTGACTTGAGTAGGGCGTAACGCACTTTCTGAAACCTGCTTTGTAATAGTCTCAGCAGTTTCCGCTACCTTTTTTTCAACCGCTCTAGTATAAGGCTTCATCAGCTTTTCTCCTAACTTCTTTACAGAAGCTGTAGGATTAACCTGAATCTGGGCTTTAACCGCTTCGGTTATCATATCAGAAAGCTCTTTGTCGTAAGCGTCGCTGTCTGGATTCAACACAGGATAGGTCTGCATTAATTCGTGGGATTCCTTCTGAATCGTATCAACGATTCTTTGTTTCTGAACTTCCAACTGAGCGATTGATTGTGCTGTTCGCACAACATCCTCCTTGTATTGTTCAGGGGTAACCTCACTTCCTGGCTCTACAGTAAATGGACTTGGTGGCGTAACCGCCGGTGTTGACTCGTTTAAACGAGCTAATAAATCATCCACCTGTTGAGACAGTGAATCTGCTCTGGCTCTTTCCTGGTCTCTCTCATCAACGAGCTTATGTATCCGTTTTTCAACGGGTTTCAACTCGGACTTCTGAACCTCTCTCTGTGGTTCGGGTTCCTTAGTTTCTTCCGATTCAGCTTGCACCGTTTCTTCAGTCTTAGGTTCCTCTACCTCAGGCGTAGCTTCTTGTTCTATAGGTTGCGAATCTATAACGCTGTTTTCTTCCTCAGCGACTTCTGTTTCCGCCTTTGTTGGTTCTTTGACCATATAGGTTTTTTGAACTTATAACATCAGCATTTTAAGGGAACTGCAGAACCTTTCAAGACTTTTAAGGTCTAGGGCAGGCAGATTAACTTACCAAAATTAAGGGGTGTTGTTAATAACTAATGAGTCAAATGCCTATGGCTCATGCCTGCCTACCAAAGACCTCAATCCTATCTTTCAAAATTGGTCTTCCATCTTTGTCTAACCCAACCATAATCTTTTTGGGACCTATCCAAACCGCATGTTGCAACTCGCAACTATTGCAGATTAGATAAAATCCCTGTTGTCTAAACTCATGATTACCTTTTGGGATAAACTCAAAATCCGGTTTTTCAAAGTTCAATACTTCACTCTCTGGTTCTTCATTTTCCGTCAACAACTTCTCTTGAGTCGTTGACTTTTTGTATGATGGCATCTAATTGTTCTTTACACAAATTTACAACAACGGTATTTTTACCAATATCCTCAAAACTACCACCATTACTAATTAATGCACTTGTCAAATTATCCATGTCTTGTTTTAAATGTTCTATATATTCTACTAAAACTCTCCAACCATCATGATTGGAAAGTGCGGCAAGTGAAATATCATCTGGGTCTTTACCTTTTTTATTAGCATCTTTAATTCTTTCATCTTCTCTTATTTTTCTGAAGTCAGCAAAAACATCTGGTTTTAACGCACTATTATTCATTCTTTGGTTGAACTGGTAATTGACCTATTTGTTGTGGACCTTGTGGAACTACTTGTTGAGATGGAACTTGATTAATTCCTCCCTGTTGCATTTGTGCCAACATTTGAAGGAACTGTTCTTGATGTTGCATCATTGCTTCGTCATCTTCCGCACTTGTGTCTCCACCCTCCTGTTGAGATGAATCCTCAACAATCTTATTCCAGTCTAATACTCCACTTCCTGAAATAATTCTTATTAATAACTCACCTAACTTAACATTTTTCCCTTCCGCTCTCATTTGTTCAATAATTGGGAAAATGGGTCCCTGCTGTGTCTGCATCATATTACTGGTTAAAATACTAAACATATCTCTTAAAGATGCTTGCTGCTTTTCTTGGTCTATCGCATAGGTAGAACCTGAAAGAATTTCATAATCATATAAAGTAGAACCAGTGATTTTTTTATTGATGGTCAATTTACCTTTTTCTGGGTCATACATTTCCTGAATTTCTGGATATAGTTGTGCCAATTCTTCAATCTCTTTCCTAAACATACGAATTGTCAAAAAAGAGGGTTGTTTTTTACTCCATAAATTAGCAAACTTTCTCATAACTTCAGAAATGGTTTGTTCCATATAAAATCTATCTACATTATCTTTAGAATTCTCTCTTGCAGATTGCATTTGAAGAGCCCTTGGAGTTCTTCCAAATCCTGGGTCTGTTTCTTTAGTTGTTGAAGTGTCTGAGGTCCCAAACATGTTTAGAATGGAAGCATTTACCACCTGATAAGTTGATTGGAAAGATTCAATTCCCCTTGGATTGATGGCTAACTGTTGAACCGAATTGCCAACAGAATTTCTAACTAACCACTTAGCTCCAGGACCCCATTTAATAGTTGACGCTATAATATTGTCTTTATTAAGAATCGTTGGGGGAAAAATTGAAATCTTAATGGCGTCTAAATAGAGGTTCCAGAGAGAATTAAGTGTGTACTGCATGGTTTTTCCACGTTCCATGTCTCCCATGCCCATAATATCATCAATAAGAGGAATTGAATACTTACAAACAATGGGTAATTCTTCATTTTCATGTGGACTTTTAATATCTCGTAAAATTATTTTGGCATCTGGTACATAATCTACCCATCTGTCTTTCTCATACATGGTTAAAACCTGATAAAATCCCTGTCCTTTTGCTGATTTCTTAATAGGATACTGTGTTTGTTCTCTTATGGATTGTTCTGTGGTTTCTTTTTGGTCAAGTGCACCAACTCTATTCTTTAATTTTTCAACAATTTCATCTACGTTTTTATAACTCTTTGGTAAATTCTCAAAAAATGAAAGAGGTCTCCATGTTCTTATGATAATATGGTCAGAATCTTCAACAGAAACTGCTCCATATTGTGGAAAAACGTCTCTTATTGGAATAAGCCATAAATCTGGACCAACATATCCGTTTCTTTTAACATCCCAATCAACTAAAGCAAAGTAATTTCCATATACATTGGAATATCTGTCCATCATTCGCAACTTTGTAAGAAGTGGAAACTGTGCTTTTGCATTTGGGACTATATATTTTTCTGCAATTAGGTTCATAATAGCAGATGAACCCAAATCGTCTGAAGAAATTCCACGAAACTTTCCTATAGGGAGTGTAGCCATGACCCTCGCTTCCCTCTCTAAAATAAGAGTTGAAAGTTTTTGGTCCATAACCTGTGATTTCGTGGTACCTGAAAGTTCATCTGCCAACTTATTGGAGAAGATATTTTCAACTTCATCCCATAAATCACGCTTTGCACTTAAAGAATCCCAAGATGCTTGGTATCTTTCCTGTATTGTTTTTGCTAATTTGTCCATTTTAAAAAAAAAGACCTATGCCCTCTCGGACATAAGCCAACGGAATTGAACCGCATACTTATCTTAAAAATATTACACCATATTTTAGCACTTGTCAAGTCGTTTTGCTAATAGGGTGTCGTGTCCTTTTAGAACGCACTACATTTACAGTGCTAATTAAAACTTTTCCATCTTTTACCACTCCATTAAACGTCAACTGCCCATAATTAATCCTCTTTACTTCCTTCTCCACTATGACGTGCAATGTCTGGTTCCTTAAAATTTTTGTAGGACTCATAAGATAAAAAAACTGTATCTACAATATTGCCATCTGCAACTCGTAATATAAAGGTAAATGGTCCGTTTTGTATTTTCTGCATTTCTTCTTCTATGAGAAGATGGGAGTTTTGATTGTGATGGGAAATTTCAAGTTCGTATAACATATACGTTATATTTAATACCACCTAGTATTTAACTCTCTTTCCTCTGGTAAGTCAATATCTACGTTTGTATTTTGAAAACCCATTGCAAAATATCTTATGGCATCCATTGCATCATCATTAACCTTGTATGGGATTTCCTTAATCTCACTTCTATCGTTTTTATTCTCAATCCAGCGGTATCTCTCAAACTCATCAGCTATCCAAAATAAGTATTTGGAAATCATAAGGGTAGGGCGTCCTGTATCTTTTCTTTTAATAAGAAGGTCTCCCACCTTTTGAATACCGTGATTTACAGAGTCTTTTCCTTTTTCAATGGGATTGAAGTGGACTCCAAAGGTTGCAAGTTCTGCAATAGACATTGGTTGGGACGAATCAGCAAGAGGATTAATAATTACCCTTCCTCTGTCTTTTACCTTAATTACATCTGCAATCTGTCTCTCGGTAAATCCCGAAACATAAAGTCCGTCAAACGCATATACTTCTGTCATATCGGGATTGATTGCAAAGTATATGAGGGCACTCTTGTGTGCAAATCCAAAATCAAGGGTGCGGGTATAAATCCAGTTTGAATCAAGGTGCGGAACATCAACCGTGTGTGTATCTCTGTCAAAACCCTTATAAATAAGACCTGACATCTTACGAAACTCTCCCATTATTTCCTGTTCATAAGCGTCCTCTGTCATCTGGATACGGGTCATTTCAAGTTCATTTTTTAGGTCCGGAATGAATGGGTTGTCGTAGGATGTGAAGTGGTGATATGCACACAACTCATCATTGAAAAGAGGTTTTCCATCCCTGTCTCTGTTGTCTGCCAGTTCTTTAAAGTGATTAAATCCGTTAGGAGTGGAGACAAACCAACATGAAGCCTGTGAATCAATAAGAGTAGGACGGATTATTTTCCATACCGTCTCCCAGCGGTCAATAAAGGCACATTCATCAAAAACACAAAAATCAATTCTTACTCCTCGCAGGGAGTCGGGATTATCTGCTCCTTTAACGTGAATTGATGAACCATTAATCAGATTAATACGAAGTTCGGTCTCGTTTCTTTTTGAAATTGCAGCTGCGGGGATAAATCCCTGAAGCATTTCCCATAGGATGTTCTTTGCCTGTTTATAAGTGGGAGCGACATACCATGTTACGGAGTTTGGGTGTTTGGTTGCAAAGTCAACAAGTTTAAGTGCGATAAGATATGTTTTTCCTGCACGTCTTCCACAATTTACAGTAATAAAACGGTGTG